CTAATATATCAAGTTGTTTAAGAGATTCTTTCAATTGAATTCTTTTTATATCAATTGCATTTTGATAAGCAGTTGAACTTTGTTTTGATGGTTTTGAGTCTGTAAAATCTAGTATATTCATTTATATTCCTTATGTTTTATTATATTGTTAATTTATTAATTTTATTTGTAAAAGTCAAGCATTAAAATGGGTGTGTCCGGCTTTATGTTCCACGAGTGGATGCACATACTCGGTTTTATTAGTATTGGCTTCAACACCCATTAATTATCTGACTTCCAATCTCCACTATGAAATCCTTCAGCAAAGTGTTTAGTTTGTTCTTCCTCATTATCAAAATAATGATATACTTCAACTTGGGTATTACATTTTTTATTGGAACAAGATAAGTTAGTTAAGATACCATCTCCATCTGTATCTAAATCTTCTATATCGTGGTCACCACCCCATATCAAATCACTTTTACAATGCCAACATTTCATCTTATTCAATCGAATCCATTATACCTTCTATCACATCTTTTGCTATTTTTGGATTAAAAGATATACCTTTTTTAGTAGGTAGGTATTCACCATCTTTTTCGTAAAATACTCGGACATCAATAAAGTCACTACCTTTGTATTCTTTATTTTGTATTCTGATAATTTCTTGACTATTTTTTATTATTTCTTTCATTTTATTCTCCAAATAACTCTTTAAATGCCTGATTGGCAGCTTTAGATTGTTCTGTTTTCTTTTTCTCTTCTTTAACCTTATCTACTTTAAGGTCGTGGTCACCTCTTGCCCATTGGTCATACTCAATCTTACTAGCCATCATATCAGCCTGATGTAGTATGTAAGCCAGATTAGTACTCAACTGATTATCCTTACTCCAATTCATATAGTAACCTTTGTTAGCTTCTTCATACAATCCATCTGCCAACCTCATACCAATGAACTCAGTTTCTGTCATTTTGACACCAAAATGTTGTAGTATCCAACAAGCTCTATCAGTAATTGTCATATAATCTATCTTTGGATTGTGTTTATATATCAACCCTTGATTTTTTCTATGCCAGTCTGAGTCATTCTCTATATAGTTGTCTTCTACAAGGTTTCCAACCTTACCTAAATCGTGATGAAGAGCAGCAAACAATAGTTCTTCTACGGTAAAGTTATCAATTGTAGCGCCGTTTTGTTTCCATAACTTGTAAATCTGATAAGAAAACTGTGTGATGTGTAGAACATGTTCCACATAACCACCTGGATGAGCATTATGGAAGTGTTCTCTACCACTAGCTGGCGCCAAACACATTCTTTCTTCAAAGAAGTCATACATCTCGTTTAATCTTTCCAGCCTTTCGCCTGAAAAGGTGGCATCTATCAGTTGTCTTAGGTTACCCCAATTGTGTTGTATTTCTTCTGGTGTTAGTTGTTTCATATTTTATTTTCTCCGTATATTTTTTGGAACTCATCCCATTCTTTACTACCTTTCATTCTATTACATTCTACACACAACATTACAAGGTTTTTATATGTTGTCTCTCCACCATGTGTCCAAGCGACACAATGGTCACCTTCCATTTCTGAAATTTTCATCTTCTTCTTACACATTGGGTTTCCACAACACTCTTTCTGATCTGTCCACTTATCAAACTTCCAATCTTGATCAAAAACTCTCTGTTTATCTAACGGAACAAACCAATCAGGATTCTTAATCTCCATACCTTTGATTATTTCATCACGGATTCTTGACACGGCGTCAACCGTGGTTATTTTTGAAACCCAATCTTTGAAAAGTTTCTCCACATCTTTTCCACGATTGTTTATTATAATGGGTTCATTCACTCGACATCTGTTTGTATATCCAGTTAATATCATCTTAACAACATCATCTTTGATTTTGATATTTCTCTTATCCAATTCAACTATCGTGATGAAAATTAAGAATAACATACGAGTTGTATAATACTTTTTGAAATCATCATTTTCACCTATCTCGTCATTCATTATTTTGATTACCCTTTCAAATTTATTGGAAAGACCAGGTAGTTCATCATTGAATTTGTCTGTTTTGAAATCACCATTATATAACTTGTTCAAAGTTCCACCATTAAACTCAAATGTGTGAAGGGGATACAACCAAGAAAACATATGAGCCACAACCTCTTCTAACTTTCTACCTTTAACAGGTACTTTTACCCACATCTGATTCATAAATGTTTTTGAATCTTGGTCAACATCTATGTCCATCATACCATATCTACCATCTTCAACTAAGTTCTGTAAGTAATTAGAACCATAGTTGTTCATAGAAGACCTTTTATCTTGTCCAGACAAACTATTATTGTCATTGATGTCAATAAATCTCTTGTGAAGTTCTTCTTCTGTTAATTTACTTGAAAGTCTTATTTCAATAGGAGCGTTTAATATATTATTTTTAATAGATGTTGGTAATTGAGAATAATACATTCCAACATACTTTTCATATTCCACACCATATTCTACAATTGAAGTACCTATTTTAATACAATCGGTTAGTATAGCGATTATAGTGTAGAATCTCTGTTGACCATCTTCAATCCAAAGAACAGATTCAAAATTCATTTCCATCTCTGATATTGGTTTCTTAGCCACTAAGGCATGAAACAGAGTTTGTTGCCAAGTGGCACCTGTACCGTTTTCCTTATCCACAAACAAATACTTTCTTTGTCTGTGTTTGTTGATGTTGAATGAATCTTTGTTTAATGCAATGTCTCTTATTTTAACCCACCACTTAGTCCATCTAGGATCAATATATGGAATCGGTACTTTATTGAAACCAACTTTTTTTAATGTGTTTTCTACTTTCTTATTCATTAGGTTTTCCTTTATATCTTTTATGTTTTATCATCATTTCTTACATATGAATATAACACTAAAACCATATACGAGTCAAGCACTTTTCAGCACTTGACTCGTATTTTTTACGATTATTTTAAGTGGGAAAAATTAATCCCCCACATATTACTTACTAAGATATTGGGTATAATTTAGCCAATAAATCTCTTGTTTTTGATAACCCCTTTGCTATAGGATCAGTACTTGGTCTTACACCTTTCTTAGCAATCAGTTTATCACCCATGTGATTATCAATACAATACAACATAAAACCAACAACAGGATTCCAAGAAGCAAACTTTGTAGATTTATGAAATTGTTCATCATAAATATTTACATGCTTATTTGGCATAACAGATTGATATACGAGATATGTCATCCCATTCCACTTATCCTTAGATGTTTTTAATCCATCAAAATCTATTCTTGATATATCTTTAAGTAGTCCTACCAATCTATCTCTTTGACTTGATGGTTCAGAGTACAACTTAGCTGACATTAAAGCTGCACAGTAGAAATGTTGAGTTTGTAAAGCAGTTTCGGTAGTATTAAAGACACCACACTCGTCTAACAACAATAACTCTTTTCTAAAATAAGCTACTTTGTCAAGAATTGGACTTGTGTTATCACCTGGATAAGCATTACTTATAGCAGAACCAAATGTACCAGCCTTTCCTTTCTTTGACACCATTTCAACACCTAATAACCCCATAGCACCTCTAATCAAATCACCATTATTTTCGGTAGCTGCTGAATTATCTATTGAGTAATATTCTTCAAGGAATAGCTTTTCTGTTGCAATTTCAACAATCTTTGTTATAACATCATGTATAGGATTATAACCTATTGTAGCTTTATGGTCAGGATTATTGAGTTGTTTATTAGATAATAGTCTTGTATTACCATCCGCGACATACCAACCAGTCTTAACTAAAATATCTTCACTATTTATTCTAACTAATAAATCGTTTTTAACCCAAAAAACAGTAAAGTTGTGAATACTCTTAACATCTTTTACAAAATGTTTATTCATTTTATTTACTCGTTTTTCAACAGGTCGGTTGCTTGGTACTTTAGGAAGAGCCAATAACCATTCTAATTTTGTTTTTGGATTAATTGAAACATTTGGAACGCCTGTTTCTATAGCGTTTTTTTGTAATACGTGCATTGCTATATCCCCTTATGAGATTGTGTAGAGTAAATTAATAGGAATATCCAATGATTCTTATAACCACATTCTTCATCATAATGAAGAAATTAATTTATAACTACCTTATGTATATATAAATATATGTTTTCTACTAAAACCTGTTACTTTTTTACCAGAAAGTTTCAACTTCTAATAATTCTCTTACTTCATCGTTGACATATGTGTCTATAACCAGATGTATTCTATCTACATCACTATTGTTTTTGACGGCGTGTGGTGCTGTAACATCCACATAATAATAATGACCTTCTTCTAAATAGTTCTCTGTTTCTTTTCTACCTTCCCAAAGTGAAAAGTTGACCTGGTCATTAGTTCTGATAGGAACATGGATTCTAACTATGTTTCCATCTTTTAATCCAAAGTCCTTATCAATCTTATCAGAATGTTTTCCGATACTTGAGTTAGCTTTTATTTTCATAAACCTAACTCGTTCAAATGTTGATGGTATCTTTGCTAGTATATCATTGATTGGTTGGAATCCATCTTC